CAATAAGAATGGCGAAGTCGTTACAATTGATAATCCTTTTCCAGTATCTCTTGGAAGTTCCAATATTACTATTAATGGTAATATTACAATTCCAGGAATAGTAACAGTTACAAGCACTCCAGATAATCCAATTCATAATCACATAGTTGAAGTTGGGACAGGTGGAACATTAACAACTCCATATCTTCCAGTTGGGATTTCTACATTACTGAATACTGTAAGTATTGGAAATACCGTATCAATTTCCAATACTTCATTTTATATTCTAAATCCAGTCACATCAGTAACTGTAGGTGGAACTGTATCAATAGGAAATACTGTATCAATATCCAACACTTCATTCTATATTACAAATCCAGTAACATCAGTAACCGTAGGTGGAACAGTATCAATTGCTAATACAGTATCAATCTCTAACACTTCATTCTACATAACCAATCCAGTAACAACAGTCGCAGTATCAGGTATTGGTTCTACTGTTACAGTTCAAGGAACAGTAGGAATTGGAACAACAGGGCAAGTATCACTCAACCTTAATAGTGCTCCTGTAAGTTCTAGTAATCCCCTACCAGTTACGGGAACAGTATCAATTTCTACATCATCAGCAGCAGCATCTGTTACATTTCCACCAATAGCAACCGATGCATTTGGTCGTTTAAGAACTTCAACTCCACTTACACTTTTTGATAGTTCCCACAGATACAGGGACAATAATCTTTGGAGTGGTTTAGTTGTAGGAACTGGTTCAACAGTTGGATTTGTAACAGCACAAGGTTTAGTCAATATTGGAATAGGAACTACTGCTGGATGTTCTGTGATTAGGGAAACCACAAAAGTATTCTCTTATCAACCAGGAAAATCATTACAGGTATTGAATACATTTATAATGAACCCAGCAAAAGCAAATCTTCGTCAAAGAGTAGGATACTTTGGTGCAGATAATGGAATGTATCTGGAACTTGATGGAGATACTTTATATTTTGCGGAAAGAAGTTTATCTACTGGAATAACAACACAAATTTCGCAACATAACTGGAATATTGATACGATGCTTGGTGTAGGGCATCTCAATCCATCTGGTGTTACATTAGATATTTCCAAAGCACAAATTTTGTGGATGGATATTGAATGGTTAGGACTTGGAACAGTTAGATTGGGTTTTGTAGTTGATGGGAAGTTTATTCACTGCCATTCATTCCACCACGCAAACTTAATCACTTCAACTTATATTACAACGGCATCATTACCTTTGAGATATGAGATTTCTAATACTGGAATTACAACAAGTTCAAGCACACTGAAACAAGTTTGTTCTAGTGTAATTTCAGAGGGTGGTTATGAACTTCGTGGAATACAGCAGGCAGTAGGAACACCAGTCCAAACACCAGTTGATTTAACAACAGCAGGAACTTATTATACAGTTGTATCAATTCGTCTTAAAGCAACACCAAATAGATTAGATGCAATTGTAATTATGACTGCACTTTCTGTTTTGGGTATTACAAATAATGCAACTTATAACTGGCAAGTAAGAGCATCTGGAACATCTAGTGGTGCAACTTGGACTGATGCTGGTGTTGATAGTGCTGTTGAATATAAGATTGGTGGGGGAACTTATACTGGTGGAAGAATACTAGCATCTGGATATGCATATGGTTCTAATCAAGGTTCAACATCCATAGATATTCTTAAAGAGGCATTATTTAAGTTTCAGTTGGAAAGGGATGGATTAACTAGAATACCTTATGAACTTTCTATTGTATGTGCTGCTGATGCTAATGGTGCAGATATTCATGCATCAATGGACTGGGAAGAGATTAGTAGGTAATTATGTCAATAGAAGATATTCAACTGAAACAGGGGGATGCATATCTCTCTAACCCAAATCTCAAAAGAGCAAATACCTCAATTCAATTTACAGAAGAGCAAATTATTGAGTTTTTGAGATGTAAAGAGGACCCTGTTTATTTTGCCAAAAAATATATTAAGATTGTTAATGTTGATGATGGTCTTGTTCAGTTTGAAATGTGGCCATTCCAGGAGAGATTGGTTAAAAACTTCCATAAGAATAGATTTAATATCTGCAAAATGCCTAGACAGGTTGGAAAGACAACAACCGTAGTATCGTACTTATTGCATTATATTGTTTTTAACGATAATGTAAATGTCGGTATTCTTGCAAACAAAGCATCAACCTCAAGGGAGATTTTAAGTAGACTTCAATTATCTTATGAGAATCTTCCAAAATGGATGCAACAAGGTATTGTATCTTGGAATAAAGGATCATTAGAACTTGAAAATGGTTCTAAGATTATTGCGGCATCAACCTCTGCCTCTGCTGTCAGAGGAATGTCATTCAATATCATTTTCTTGGACGAATTTGCATTCGTTCCAAATCATATTGCGGATGATTTCTTTGCATCTGTTTATCCTACTATTTCATCTGGTAAATCTACTAAGGTTATTATAGTAAGTACCCCAAAAGGTATGAACCACTTCTATAGAATGTGGCACGATGCGGAAAGAAATAAAAGTCAATTTGTTGCTACTGAGGTTCACTGGTCAGAAGTTCCCGGAAGAGATGAGGAATGGAAAGCTCAAACAATTGCAAACACAAGCGAAGAACAATTTAGGGCAGAGCACCTTTGCGAATTTTTAGGATCCATAGGAACCTTAATCAATCCAAGTAAACTTAAAATATTGGTATATGATGATCCAATAACCAGAAGTAAAGGTCTTGATGTTTATGAAGACCCCAAAGAAGATCATAATTACTTAATTACTGTTGACGTTGCTCGTGGTGTAGGAAATGATTATTCTGCATTTGTAGTTTTTGATATTACAAACTTTCCATACAAAGTAGTTGCAAAGTATAAAAATAATGAAATCAAACCGATGCTATTTCCGAGTATCATTAATGAAGTGGCAAAAGGATATAATAATTCTTGGTTGCTTATAGAAGTTAATGATATTGGAGACCAAGTTGCAAACATTCTCCATTTTGATTTGGAGTATGATAATATTTTAATGTGTGCGATGCGAGGTAGAGCGGGTCAATTAGTCGGATCTGGTTTTAGTGGTAAAAAATCTCAACTTGGAGTTAGAACAACTGCGGCAGTTAAGAAATTAGGTTGCTCTAACTTAAAATTACTTATTGAGGATGATAAGTTATTGGTTAATGATTATGATATTATTGCGGAAATGACAACTTTTATTCAGAAGCATAATTCTTTTATAGCGGAAGAAGGTTGTAATGATGATTTGGTAATGTGCTTAGTTATTTTTGCCTGGTTAGTTGCTCAAGACTATTTCAAAGAAATGACGGATAATGATATTCGTAAGAGAATTTATGAAGAGCAGAAAAATCAGATTGAACAGGATATGTCTCCATTCGGATTTATTTCTGATGGATTAGAAGATATGGAAGTATTTGTGGAGCAAGAAACTGGAGATAGATGGATGTTTGCCACTCCAGAAAATCAAATACAAACTGAAGAGGTTTGGAGTGTTGATGAATATGGAGACCGGTCTTATATGTGGGATTACAGATAAGTCTTTGAAGAGAAGGAAATTATAAATACTTTTAGAATAATTCGGGATAACGGAGAATAAAGATGCCGCTAAATTTAGCATCTCCTGGAATTGTAGTAAGGGAAGTTGACTTAACCTCAGGTAGAGTTCAACCAGCTTCTAATAAGGTAGGAGCAATTGTTGCACCATTCGCAAAAGGACCTGTAGATTCGCCAACCTTAGTAGAGAACGAAAATGATCTGCTGAATATTTTTGGCGAACCTTATTCCACAGATAAGCACTATGAAAGTTGGATGGTTGCTTCATCATATCTTTCATATGGTGGTTCACTGCAGGTTGTAAGAGCAGATGACACTGACACCAAAAATGCTTTTGTTGGTTCTGCAAGTAGTGTAAAGATTAAGAGTTTAGATAATTATGAAGAACTTGGATATGATGAAACCACGATTACTGGAGTTACTGTTGCCGCAAGAAATCCTGGTTCTTGGGCAAACGGAATTAAGGTTGCGATTATTGACTCCAAGGCAGACCAAATCTTAAGCGGTATATCCACAACTTCAGTAACAAATACTACTTTTGTTGGAGTTGCAACAGCGTCTGACGGAGATATTGGAATCACTACTACATTTGTTACTGGCATTACAACAACCGGTATTTTATCTGGACAAACTCTAAAAATAGAACCTGGAATTATTGATTCTGGAACTACAGTATCCTCAATTGGTATTGGAACGGTATTTTTCAATAAACCAACTTTAAATGCTATTTCTTTAACTAATGTACAACTTTCTTTTGGAAGTTATACATCCACAACAACCGGAACCACGATTCAAGTTGGTTATGGCGTAACTCAATCTGTAGTGGGCAAAACTGATGTTACAAACGGAAGTTCTCTTGACGGTTATTTAAAAGGTATTATCACTGAAGTTGGTCAATCAGAAGTAAAAGTTAAAGTTCTAAGTCACGTATCTGCTGCTGGAACAGAAACATCCGTTGATTATCAGCAAGATGGAACTTGGTGCTTTACCGAAACTGGAAATGTTGGCATCGTAACATCCGGCACTGGAGTTACTTTGGGAAGTGCTGCTTATACTGGCGAAGTTGATTGGTTTAGTCAGCAATATATTACTCTGACTAATTCTAATATTCAGTGGAATAACGTTGCTGGTGCTCCCGGAACTTCATCTTTTGCAGAACCAAGAGGATCTAGATTTGATGAAGTTCACGTAGTCGTTATTGACGACTTAGGAACTATTACTGGTAATGCCGGAACAATTCTTGAGAAGCACTTAGGTCTTTCTAAGGCAACTGATGCTGAGTTTTCTGCAGGAAGCACTGCTTATTGGAGAAAATATATTGCAGAGGGTTCTTCTAATATTTTTGCCGGTGGAGCGCCTGCCGGACTCACTACAACAGGATACGATCCAAATCAGTTTGACTTAAGAACTGATAATGGATGGGACCAACCAGCAGAAGGCATCATTTTTGGTGCTGCAGGATCTAATACCTACACATTAGCAGGTGGTCTTAACTATAATGGTCAAACAGGAATATCAACCACTGGTGCTCTTACGGCAACTCTTGCAGAATTGAAAGATGGTTATGATTTATTTGAAAACACAGAAGACATTAAAGTAGATTTCCTATTAATGGGTTCTGCTGGTTATGCGAAAGAAACCGCACAAGAACTAGCAAACAAACTCATATCGGTTGCCGAACTAAGAAAAGATGCAATTGCATTTATTTCTCCATATAGAGGTGCGGCTCTTACAGATAATCCAGTAGAGGGTGGAGTTACAGTCAAAACTCCAGAAGATATTACAAGTAATGTAATTAGCTTCTTCTCACCAGTAGCATCTTCATCTTATGCAGTATTTGATTCTGGTTATAAGTATATGTACGATAGATTTGCAAATACTTATAGATACGCACCTTTAAATGGTGATATTGCTGGACTATGTGCTCGTAGTGATATTAATTTCTTCCCTTGGTATTCCCCTGCCGGTACGTCAAGAGGTGCTATTCTAAATGCAGTTAAACTTGCATACACTCCAAGTAAGTCACAAAGAGATCGTCTTTATACAAATAGAATTAATCCAATAATCTTCTCACCAGGAGCAGGTATTATTCTGTTTGGTGATAAGACTGGATTAGGAAGAACATCCGCATTTGATAGAATTAACGTTCGTAGACTCTTCATTTATGTTGAGGATGCCATCTCTCGTGCCGCTAAGGATGTACTATTTGAGTTTAACGATGAAATCACAAGAACCAATTTCGTAAATACAATTGAACCATTCTTGCGTGATGTTCAGGCAAAGAGAGGTATTTTTGATTATGTTGTTATTTGTGACGAAACAAATAACACGGCATCAGTTATTGATGCTAATGAGTTTAGAGCAGACATTTACATTAAACCAGCGAGATCGATTAACTTCATCGGTCTTACCTTTATTGCCACCAAGACTGGTGTTGATTTCGAAGAAGTAATCGGAAACTTTTAATTAATCAAGAGGTTTAACAACTATGGCAACCAGAAATCAATTAAATCCACCTCCTTTAAGGAAGATTACAGACTTCAAGAGTAAGCTGTCTGGTGGTGGTGCTAGAAGTAACCTCTTTGAGGTTGTTCTTTCTTTCCCAGATGTTGCAGCTGCCGATACTAATGTTCTTGACAAATCAAGATTCTTAGTCAAGTCTGCGGCACTTCCAGCTTCAACAGTAACTCCATTAGAAGTTGCATTTAGAGGAAGAACTCTAAAATTAGCGGGAGATCGTACTTTTGAAACTTGGACGATTACCGTAATTAATGATACCGATTTTTCTATTCGTTCAGCATTTGAAAACTGGATGAATAAAATTAACAGAGTATCTGATAATACTGGCGTAACCGATCCAGCTCTTTACCAGGCAGATGCGTTTGTGTATCAATTAGATCGTGATGGGTCTACACTGAGAGCATATCATTTCTATGATTTATTCCCAACAAACATCAGCACAATCAACTTGGCATATGAAACTGATGCTATTCAAGAGTTCACTGTAGAGATGCAGGTTCTTTGGTGGGAAGCAGTTAAGGGCGATTCTCCTGCTGCTGGCGGTGAAGATATTAACTAAATAGAACATATTAAGAGTTTAAATTTATAAAATGGCGAAACTTTTTGGTTTTTCGATTGAGGATAATGAAAAAAAATCCAAATCAATAGTCTCCCCCGTTCCTCCTAATAATGAGGACGGGGTTGATTATTATATTCAATCTGGATTTTATGGTCAGACTGTTGATATTGAGGGCGTTTATAGAACAGAATATGACTTAATTCGTCGTTATCGTGAAATGTCACTTCACCCAGAGTGTGATGGAGCAATTGAGGATGTTGTGAATGAAGCAATTGTGAGTGATTTATATGATTCTCCTGTAGAAATTGAATTATCAAACTTAAATGCTAGTGATAAACTCAAGAAAATTATAAGAGACGAGTTTAAATATATTAAGGAAATTATGGACTTTGATAAGAAGTCCCACGAAATTTTTAGAAACTGGTATATTGACGGTAGATTATTTTATCTCAAAGTTATTGATGTAAAGAAACCTGAAGATGGAATTCAGGAATTGAGATATATTGATCCTATGAAGATGAAGCACATTCGTCAAGAGAAAAAGACGAACAATAATATAGGTCCAAATTTATCATCACTCAGTAATTTTAATATAAATCAAGTTACATATCCAGAAATTGAGGAGTATTTTATTTACACCCCAACATCGAATTACCCATCAGGAACACTTGGGTCTTCGGCAAAAGGTGCGGTAAAGATTGCAAGAGATTCAATTACTTATTGCACTTCGGGTTTAATAGACAGAAACAAGGGAACCGTACTTTCCTATCTTCATAAGGCAATTAAGGCACTCAATCAACTTAGGATGATTGAGGATTCTCTTGTAATTTATAGATTATCAAGAGCACCAGAACGTCGTATCTTCTATATTGACGTTGGTAATCTTCCAAAAGTAAAGGCAGAACAATACCTCAAAGAGGTTATGAGTCGCTATCGTAATAAATTAGTTTACGATGCTAACACCGGAGAGGTTCGTGATGACCGTAAGTTTATGAGTATGCTTGAGGATTTCTGGCTTCCAAGAAGAGAAGGTGGAAGAGGAACTGAAATCACAACTCTTCCTGGTGGTCAAAATCTGGGAGAACTTTCTGATATTGAGTATTTCCAGAAAAAACTTTATAGAGCATTAGGAGTTCCAGAATCAAGAATTGCCGGTGGGGGTGATGGATTTAATCTGGGTCGTTCATCAGAAATCCTAAGAGATGAACTTAAGTTTTCCAAGTTTGTTGGACGTTTAAGAAAGCGTTTTGCAAATATGTTTAATGATATGCTTCGTACTCAACTTCTGTTAAAGAATATCGTAACCCCAGAAGATTGGGATACTATGAGCGATCATATTCAATATGATTTCTTATATGACAACCATTTTGCAGAACTTAAAGAGGCAGAATTACTTACAAATCGTTTAACACTTGTTACGACGATGGAACCATATATTGGCAAATATTTCTCAACCGAATATGTTCGTAAAAAGATTCTTCGTCAAACTGATAGTGAGATTATTGAAATTGATGAACAAATTGATGATGAAATTGAAAAGGGTATTCTTCCAGATCCTAATCCTCCGGTGGATGAAATGGGTAATCCTATGCCAGAAGGTGGTTTGCCTCCAGAAGGTACAGGAGAACCAGCACTAGGGGAAGTTCCACAAGAACCTGTTGCTCCAGAACCACCCCCAGAGCCTAAAGGTGGCAAGATATAAATAATCTTATAGTAATACATTATTTTTATGGAAGAACTTATCGATTTGATTGCAACAGATGGAAATGCATCTGACGTATCTGATAAAATTAAAGAACTTTTATATACGAAAGCAGCAGATAGAGTTGATTCAGCTCGACCCTATGTTGCATCATCTATATTTGGTAATGAAGAAAACACCGAGGATCAAGAATAATGGCAATTAAGGTTGTTCAAAATGTAAATAGAATTACTGTAACTGCAGGTGCGGCGACTACTAGCAATCCTATTGCTCTTAAAAGTGGATATTTAAGAGTATCTACTGGATTAACCTCAATTTATGTTGAGACTGGTGCGCCATCTGCATCTGGCGGAAACCCAATTGTAACTACTAATTCTTTTCATATTGGACCATATGGTAATGAAGTATTGAAAGAAAGAATTGCCAGACAAAGAATTGCAGGAATTACTACGGGAACATCGACTGTTATTTCATTTGATCAAAATGCATCTAATCCATTTTTACTTGGTGATTATGTCACCATTCAAAATGCACAACCAGCAGGAATCAACACGGAACATAAACTAATTACTGCAATATCTGATGAGTCTGTAACAATCTCCCATGATAGTTCATCTATTGTTGGAATAATTACCGTAACTAATGCAAATCTTGCAAGAAGCGTAAAGGTAAGTGCGATTACCGCATCAGGTTCCCAAGATGTTAGTATCACAGAAATCGTTCAGTTAGTCACCGAATAAAAAAATGAAACTCATCACAGAAGAAGTCTCACAAGTTAAGTTTATCACCGAAGGTAAAGGTGCCGAAAAGAAAATGTATATTGAGGGAGTTTTCCTTCAGGGTGACATTTGTAACCGTAATGGTAGAATGTATCCTATGCAAACTCTTGCAAAAGAAGTAGCAAGATATAATGAGGCATTTATTGCAAAGGGTCGTGCTCTTGGAGAACTCGGCCATCCTGATGGTCCTACCGTCAATCTTGATCGTGTTTCTCATAAAATTGTTTCTCTGGAACAAAAGGGATGCAATTTTATCGGTAAGGCACAACTTCTTGAAACTCCTATGGGTAAGATTGCAAAATCTCTTATTGGTGAAGGTGTTTGTCTTGGCGTTTCTTCTCGTGGTGTTGGTTCACTTAAATTAACTAATGAAGGTCATAAAGTTGTTGGAGAAGATTTTATGCTTGCAACTGCTGCAGATATTGTTGCCGATCCTTCTGCTCCTGATGCATTTGTTCAGGGAATTATGGAAGGTAAGGAGTGGGTTTGGGAAGGAGGAATTCTTCGTGAAAGACTTGCTGAACAGACAAAGCGCAGAATTAACACTCTTGTAGATGAAAAAACTCTACAAGAACATAAAATTGAATTATTCCAAGAATTCTTAGGAAATCTTTAATTTATAAATAAATATAGATTATAACACAATCAAACAAATGTCCGTTGGTAGAAATTTACAAGAAATGGAAAACGTAGTAACCAAAGGGGCTGCACCTGCCGAACCAATGCAATCCGGTAATAAGTCTGGAGTAGCAACTCCAGGTCAAACTGGTGCTTGGGAAGATTTGGGTGGACCAACCCCAGAAAATTATCGTCCCGATGACGATTCGGCAAAATTACAAGATCCCGCCACAACTCTTGCACAAGTTAAGGATGTTGTAAATGCAAAGGCATCTGCAGCAGAAGCTCCTCATTCTTCAGCAACTCCTGTAGGAACTCCTGGTCAAGGAATGAAGGAAGATTCTGAATATGCTGATGAAGAGGATTTAATTGCCGAGGAAGAGGAAAAAGAAGAGCCTGGTGAGGCACCTCATAAGGAAGGCAAAAAAGAAAAGGGCGAAAAGAAAGAAGGTAAAGGCCACGAAAAAGGCGAAGAAGATGATGAAGAAGATGAAATGAAGGAAGAGTTTGACATTGAAGAAGATGTCAATGCTCTCCTTGCTGGTGAGGAGCTTTCCGAGGAATTCCAAGAGAAAGCACGTACCATCTTCGAGGCAGCAATTAAATCTAAAGTTGCTGAAATCAAAGAAGAACTTCAATCATCCTATGAGACATCTCTCGTAGAAGAAATTGAAGCAATTAAAGAAGGTCTTGTTGACCGTGTTGATGCATACCTTGAGTATGTTGCTGACGAGTGGATTTCTGAAAATGCACTCGCAGTTGAGCACGGTCTTAAGACTGAAATGACTGAATCATTCCTCCAAGGAATGAAGAGTCTTTTTGAAGATCATTATGTAACAATCCCTGAAGATAGATATGATGTAATCGAGAGTATGGTAGATAAACTTGATGAAATGGAAGGAAAACTCAACGAGCAAATCGAAAAGAATGTTGCTCTGAATAGAAGATTAGCAGAGTCGGTTGCTGATGTAATCTTTGCCGATGTCACTGAGGGTCTTGCACTTTCTCAGAAGGACAAACTCGCTTCTCTTGCCGAAAATGTTGAGTTTGATAGTGAAGCAAACTATCGTGAGAAGCTGGTCACTCTGAGGGAATCTTATTTCCCAACCAGAACAACTGGTACTCAAAGAGATGACTCCGAAACTTTATCTGAAAGTACTGATATCCAGTCCCAGCAACCACAGGTTGATGGAAGAATGGCAACATATCTTCAGACTTTAGGAAGAGTCGCTAAAAAGTGATTTTTAAATTATAACAATCAAACTAAAACTTCAAATAGGTAAAACAAATGCAAATGTTCAACGCAGAATATTTGCAGGAGAAGTGGGCACCAATTCTGGACTATTCCGGAATGGATCAGATCAAAGATGCACATCGTAGATCTGTAACCGCTATCCTGCTAGAGAACCAAGAAAGAGAACTCCGCGAAGAGCGTGATTTCCTTTACGAATCTCCAACTAACGGAACCGCATCTGGTGCTGGTGGCGCTGGATTTGGTGGAAGCGCACAAGGATTCAGTGGCGGTCCTACCGCAGGTTTCGATCCCGTTCTGATTTCTCTAATCAGACGTTCAATGCCTAACCTGATCGCTTATGATCTGTGTGGCGTTCAACCAATGAACGGTCCTACCGGACTCATTTTTGCGATGCGTTCGCGTTATACCAGCCAGTCCGGAACTGAAGCATTCTACAACGAAGCTAATTCTGCTTTCTCGGGTCAGGATGCTGGATTCGATGTAACCACCGGATTTACTGGCGCTAGCGTTGGTATGGGTACTACCACTCAGGGTGGCACCAATCCTTCAATTCTTGATGGTTCAAACCAAGCAAACAATGCTCTTGGTGCTGATCAGTATAACGTTGGTCAAGGTATGCGTACCGACAGTGCAGAAGCACTCGGGGATGCAAGTGGAAACAACTTCAACGAGATGGCATTCTCAATCGAGAAAGTCACCGTTACTGCTAAGTCAAGAGCTCTAAAAGCTGAGTACTCACTTGAGCTTGCACAAGACCTGAAGGCAATTCACGGTCTGAATGCAGAGGCTGAGCTTGCTAACATCCTCAGCACTGAGATTCTTGCTGAAATCAACAGAGAAGTCATCAGAACCATCTACAAGACTGCTAAGCCTGGTGCTCAAGCAAATACTGCTACCGCTGGTACTTTTGACCTTGACGTTGACTCCAACGGTCGTTGGTCAGTTGAGAAGTTCAAGGGTCTTATCTTCCAAATCGAGCGCGATGCAAACGCAATTGCACAGCAAACTCGTAGAGGAAAGGGCAACACCATCGTTTGCTCTGCTGACGTTGCTTCGGCACTTGCAATGGCTGGTGTTCTCGATTACACCCCTGCACTTAATGCTAACCTGAACGTTGATGACACTGGCAATACTTTTGCTGGAGTTCTTCAAGGTAAGTACAGAGTCTACATTGACCCATATTCGGCAAACGTAGCTCCTAACCAATACTACGTTGTTGGTTATAAGGGTTCTTCGCCTTATGACGCAGGTCTCTTCTACTGCCCATATGTTCCTCTCCAAATGGTTCGTGCCGTTGGCGAGAACACCTTCCAACCAAAAATCGGGTTTAAGACTCGTTATGGTATGGTTGCCAACCCATTTGCAGCAGGTGCAGATCAAGGTCAAGGTCTACTCACAACCAACTCTAACGTTTACTACAGAAGAGTCAAGGTTTCAAACCTTATGTGAGTCTTTCTCACAATTTCGCAAGGGACCTTCGGGTCCCTTTTTTTATATCTAAATAAAAATAAAAATGTCCTGTTCGTTTCCCAATCAAATTGATAATAGAAACTTTCTATCACCAGTTGGGTTTAAGTTTTCATTAGCAAAAGAACCTAAAGTTGCTTTTTTCTGCAATTCGGCAAGAATACCAGAAATTACACTATCCCTCAATACGCAACCATCATATCTTAAGGATATTGATGTTCCCGGAGACAAACTCACCTATGGAGATTTGTCTTTGAGATTTTTGGTTGATGAGAATATGGAAAATTATATGGCAATTCATACTTGGTTGACAGGTCTTGGATTTCCGGAAACAACACAGCAATATAAAGATTTAATTTCCATAGAAAGTGATGTAACGGCATTACAAGATTCAAAACGAGCATTTAGTGATGGAAGTCTGTATATTTTAAACAGTAATTACAATACGACTGCAATAGTAAAGTTTAAAGATTTATTTCCAGTATCATTAAGTTCCTTGGAGTTTGATGCCACACAAACCGACATTCAGTACTTTACAGCAGACGTGACTTTCAAGTATACTGTGTATAATATCCTAGGAACAGATGGGAAACCCTTATGAATCTTGATGAAATTCAGGAAATGTGGCAGAGAGATTCTGTCATAGACCCTGATAACCTACACGATGAATCTTTAAAAATACCGCAACTTCATTCAAAATATTACACTCTTTATAATACAATTACTCTTCTTCGTGAAAAGGCAAGAGAAACTTATAATAGAGTCAGGTTGGAACGCTATAACTACTACACAGGAAAGGCACCAGCAGAGGTCTATGCTGAAGAACCATTCCCGTATAAGGTGAGAGAAAAGGACGCCATACAGAGGTATATGGATGCCGATGAAAGAATCTGTAAAGTTGATTTGAAGATTAGATATTATGATATTATGCTTAATTTTCTAGAAGAAGTTCTTAAGATGATTTCTAACAGAACTTATCAAATCAAGAACAGTATAGAGTGGCACAAGTTTACATCGGGGTATAATTAACCAAATAAATACTCATAACTGATATTTTATGAATGTCTCATTTGGTTATATCAAAAAAGAATGAGGTCTATCTCCACATTCAAGCAGAACCTCACGTATATTATGAATTAGCAGACCAATTTACATTTGATGTTCCAAATGCAAAATTTAGTCCTCAGTATCGCAACAAATACTGGGACGGAAAAATCCGCCTTTTCTCTACACAAACAGG